TCGGGGGATTGTGTGATGAGCGCCCTTAAGGATTGCTCACAGCCCAAGCCGGCGGCGGGCTATGGCTGTCCACATTACTGTCTCTGTGCTATCTACGCTGCTGCCAAGAGGCGTTGTGTAGAGCGCGGTGAAGGCTGGCGGTGGGGGATTGTGTAATGGGGCAAGGTGTCCGCATGCCCTACGGTTGGAATAGGGCTAGAAAGATAGCACATGATGTAGAAGGTCGCCCCTTTCCGGTTTCTGTTTTCTCTAATGGGGTTAGGTCGTTTCAGTTTGACGAAAAGCTAGTTCCTTGGCGTGTGGCTGAGATTGAGCGGATGATGGAGAACGCGTGATGGACCAACGCGTCTACACCCCACTGCATGATTGCTACGGCAAGCAGGTGATTGAGGGCATTTCTGGCAAATATGTGTCACCAGAAGAGGTGAAGTTTATGCGTTCTCTTTCAGGGGCGCATAAGAAGGATGGGCGTGCGGTCTATGCTTGCAAGTGGCCGTCATGCCCGTGTCCTACGTCATCTGTAAGTGGTGTTTTCCGTCGCGAGCGGTTGGAGTGGTTGATGCAGCAGGCTAGGTCTGATCCATCGTTTTCGTTGAATGATGTAGAGTTTCCGGCATAATGGACCCGCTCGACACCTCATCCCTGCTTAACTTCCTCCGCCAAGAGGAAGGCCGTGCTGTCGATACAGGCCTTGATGAGCAGCGCGCCGCCGCTCTTCGGTTCTACAACGGCGAGAAGTTCGGCAACGAGGAAGAGGGGCGTAGTCAGGTCGTAACTCGTGACGTGGCGGAGGTGATTGACCAGCAGGTTGTTTCCGTGCTTGGTACTGTGCTGGCGGGCGGCAAGGTCGTCGAGTTCCAGACGGAGGAAGTTGAGGGCGAGCCGGACGAGAACGGCAAGCCCACACGGGTGGACTACGGGCAGGAGGCTACCGAGGCTGTAGCCTATCAGTTCATGCGCAAGCAGAATGGCTATCGGGTGCTACATGACTGCCTCAAGGCGGGCCTGTTGGAGAAGTCGGGCATCGTCAAGACGGTTGTCGAGGTGCAGACCGAGTTGCGCTCCATGGACGTGCTTGGCACCGACATTTCGGACGACATGCGGTTCAATGGCGTTCCGATCGAGAACGCGGACGGGCTTGATGAGGGGTGGGTTCCCGGCACGCCATCCACGACATGGCGCATCGAGGTGCGGGTGCCGTCATCGGTTGTGTTCCGTGATCTTGCGGTGCCGAATGAGGAATTCGGGGTTTCGGCCGACGCGCAGAACCTGGATGATGCCGCATATCTGGTCCACAAGACTTCGAAGTCCCTGAGCGATCTTGCTCGCATGGGTTTTGACACTAAGCCGCTGCTGGATGGGTGGAGCGACATCCCTAGCGACAGCATCGTTGGACAGGCTCGCGATCGACAGCGCACTAACCGCCAGCAAACGGAACAGCGCACCGGCGTCAATCGGCAGGTATATCTGCGTGAAGAATATCCGCTGTGGGACTTGAACGGGGATGGGATTGCCGAGCGGCTGTGCGTGCATCGGGTCGGCAATCTGATCCTCACGATGCAGAGTGGCGTTCCCGCTGTCCGTGAGGTTGAAGAGCAGCCGTTCTCACTGTGGTCGCCCTTCCCGATGTCGCACCGTCTGGTGGGGCAGTCGTCGGCGGATAAGACGATGGACATTCAGGCAATCCGCTCGACGCTGCTGCGGCAGGGATTGGACAGCTTGTATCTCTCCAATGCGCCGCGCATGGGGGTTTCTGTCGATGGTATGACAGACGACACGATCGACGACCTGTTGACCGTGCGGCCGGGTGCCTTGGTGCGCTTTAAGGGCAACCTCGCGCCCACGCCGATTCAGATGAGCGATACGTCTCCGCAGGCATTCCAGGCCATGGAGATGATGACCACCGAGCGAGAAGCGCGCACTGGTGTTACCCGTCATAATCAGGGACTCAACCCCGACACGCTGAACAAGACGGCCACGGGCATGGCGATGCTTCAGTCGCAGGGCGATCAGGTGCAGCTCTACATCGCGCGCAACTTCGCCGAGTTGCTGGTGGCCCCCATGTTCGCCAAGCGGTATCGGTTGATGAAGCGTTACGGCCAGCCGTTTCGTATGCGTATCGACGGCAAGTATGTGGATATCGACCCGACTCGGTGGCCGGATGAAATCGACGTGCAGATCAACGTCGGGCTGGGGACAGGTAGCAAGGATCAGCGGCTGCAACATCGGATGGCGCTGCTTCAGCTACAGGAGCAGGTGATTGCTGGCGGCATGCGGATCGTCGGTGAGAAGCAGGTCTTCAACGCGATCAAGGGTGCGATTGAGGATAGCGGGCTGGGTTCGGCGTCGGACTATGTGCTTGATCCAGACATGCTGGGCGAGGCACCCGAGAAGCAAGACCCGGAGGCGGTGAAAGCTCAGGTCGAAGGGCAGACGCAGCAGGCAAAGGATGCGCAGGCCCACCAGCAGGTGATGAGCAAGCTTCAGCTTCAGCAGGAAGAGCAGCAGGCGTCGGCTGCACTTAAGGCGCAGCAGAACGATCAGGACCTGACGGCCAAGCGTGAGAAGGCGGCGCTGGATAGTGAGTTGGCCCGTGCGCGTGCGGCAGAGGAGGCTGATCTGGCCGAGCGTCGGATGCAGTTCGAGCAGGCGTTGGCGTTGGAGCGGTTTAACTTCGAGATGGAGTTGGGGCGTAAGCGCGCTGATGCGGAGGAGAAAGCTAGCACTCCCAGCTATCGGCCGGGTGGGGATTTAGCAGAGTGAGCAGCGCAAAGATTGAATACGAAGTTGCCGACGCTGGAAGCGATGCCGCGACCGATCCAGAGGGCCGTGTCTTTGGTTTGCGAGTCTGGCATGTGACGGCGAGGAAAGGCGAGCGGATCGAGAAGGCGGATGTGCTTATTGATGCGCGTCTATTCGGTATGGCCAAGAACCCGAGCGCTTTTGTCGACCATGAAATAGAATTGGCAAAAAGCGATCTTGCCCGACAGATGAGGGGTAAATGACCGACACTGCCGTCCGCATGACCGAAGCCCGCGCGGCACAGGATGCACTTGACCAGTTCTTGTCACCGGCTTTCGAGGTTGTTCGTCGCGACTATGCCGAGAAGCTGATGTCCATCGCTGCCAAGCCTCTTACCAATGACGGGAGGGCCGCAATCGAGAAGCTGGCTCTTGCCGTTAAGGTCGTCGATGAGGTGAAGCGCCAGATTGAGGGTATCGTCAACGACGGCAAGGTTGCCGAGGGCGAGCGCGAACACGCTTCCCGCATATCCAAGATACCCACCACCACCCGCAATCTGCTTGGCATTGCAGTCTAACCGGAGAGTGACCTATGGCGACCCAGCCCGACACGGCAGCCGCTACCGACACCACGAACACCGATACGTCCGCGCTCAGCACTGGCGGGTCCGTCGTCAACCTGTATCCGGACGACGCGCCCAAGCCCACCGAAGAGGCAAGTCCGGCTGCTGATACAGAGCAGGCTGGTGAGGCTGGCGCAGAGGGTGAGCCGGAGCCGGTAGACCTTGATCCGATCGCGGCCCCGACAAGCTGGGACAAGGAAGCGAAGGAACGGTTTGCATCGCTGCCTCGCGAGACGCAGGAGTATGTCGCCAAGCGTGAGACGGAGCGGGAGAACTTCCTCAAGGAGAAGTCCCGCGAGACGCAGAATGCCAAGCGTGACGCTGATTCTCAGGCACGCTCGGCGGTTGCGCAGATTTACCGTGCCCAGCAGGAGCAGCTTCAGCATTACGTTCAGATGTTCGAGGTGCCGCAGCCTGACCTGTCTCTGCTAAACAGCAACGACGAGAACAATCGGGCTCTTTACTTTCAGCAGGAAGCGCAGTATCGTTATGCCGCCGCCCAGCGCTCTCAGGCGCAGCAGCAAGCCGAATCCGCTAGGCAACAGGCGGAAGCGATTGAAGCGCATGAGCGAAACGAGCTGGCCGCCCGCGAACTCGCGCAGCTTCAAGAGCAAGTTACCGAATGGTCCGACCCATCGGAGCGTGCGAACCTTCTAGCAAGGCTAGAGACCATCGGCGCAGAACTCGGATATTCACCGGAGTTGATGCAGCAGGCAGGAGCGCAGGATATTATCGCGCTGAAGCGAGCATCGGAATGGAAGGCTAAGGCCTCCAAGTACGACCAGCTCATGCAGAAGCGAATGGTAGATGTCCGTGCCGCTAAGACTGCGCCACCTCCCTCCGCGCGTCCGGGAGTGCCGGCAGGTCAGCAGACCGTAGCCAAGAGCGCCGCCCAGATGCTTTATCCGAACGACTAGCTGCGGCCTTGATGCCGTGGCGGGGGACCGAGCATGGCAACGATCGGCAATAGCTTTCTCAATATCATCGACCATTACAGCCGGACGGACAACGCCGGCAATGTCGCTATGGTCATCGAGGCGCTTCACCAGCTTAACCCGCTGATGCAAGACGCCTATGTGGTCGAAGCGAACCAGGGCCAGAGCCATCTTTCCACGATTCGCACGGGTCTTGGCGATGTGGCATGGGGTAAGCTCTATCAGGGCATCATCCAGTCCAAGGGCACGACGCAGCAGGTCAAGGATACGACCGGCTTTGTCGAGCGTCTGTCCACCATCGACACGCGCTACCTCAAGCTGGTGAAAGACCCAGCGGGTGAGCGCATGCTGGAGGCCAATGCGGCGCTTGAGGCTATCGCGCAGGACGTTCAGGCAAACTTCTTCTACGCCGACACGACCACGACGCCAGAGCGCTTCAAGGGCGTGGCTTCGCGCTACGCCTCGATCGCGAACGGCGGTGCTGCGGCAGCCCAGATCGTCGATGGTGGTGGTACGGGTTCAGCCAACACCTCTATCTGGTTCCTCGGTTGGGGCGCTCCGGCTACCGGCCTGATCTTTCCGCAGGGTACGCAGGCTGGCATTATCCGCGAGGACAAGGGCGAGCAGCGCACGACGGATGATCTAGGTCGGCCGTACTTCGTCAAGGAGGAGTATTTCGCTCAGCACATCGGCGTGAAGGTCGGTGACTGGCGCTATAATGCTCGCATCTGCAACATCGACGTTGCGGCGGTTCTCGCTGGCACTCGCTCGGTGTTCCCGCTTCTCCGGCAGGCTTACTACAAGCTTCAGGAGCGCCGGAACACGCGCATTGAGAACGGCGGTATGGTGTCGGGTGTGAAGCCAGTCATCTACATGAACCGCGATATGATGCAGGCGCTTGACGCGGAATCGACCGGCTCGGGTGCGGCGGACAACAAGATCAGGCTTACCCCTGATGAAGTCGCCGGCAAGGAAATCCCGACCTATCGGGGCATTCCGATCCGCGAGACGGACGCACTCATCAACGCCGAGGCGAGAGTCCTTTAACCCATTTCTAGGTTCGGAGGATTTTGGAGATAATCATGCAGCCTACCAAGCAGATCATGTGGGGAAAGTCCGATAGCTCGGATATGTCCCTCAATGATGTTGCAGTGGCGACAGAGCAGGCCTCGTCTTGCTCCGCTGTCATGGCAATGGTCTATGCATGGTCGCTTTCCGTCAAACGGCGTTTTGCACACAGCGCACGCCCTGTCTTGGAAAGCGAGAAGCCGGTCGTATCTTTCTTGGTCCATCCCGTGCCGCCACGTTCTGTGGTTAACACGGCGAGTTTCCATGATGTCAGGATCGGCTTTCATGCGTGCATAGCGCTCCTTCTGGTAGGTGCTGTCACGTTCTCTTTCTTGCCTTCGAGCTTTGACCTCGGGCTTCATGTCGTAAGTGCGTCTGCGCTCCTTGGCTTTGTCAGTTTTGTTATAGGCCTTGGTGCGTTCTATCACCTTATCACGGTTGCGGTGATACCATTCCTTGGCGGTAGCCTTGTAGGCTTCCCATTGCTCGGGGGTGCAGTCTGCCTTACGCATAATCTCTCCGTGGAAACCGACGTTCTTTATGCGTCACTTTCTAAGGAAACGCAAATATGATTCTTGATCGCACGGGCCTGTTCTCGGAGAACCAGGCAATCACCGCGTCCACGGCATCCACCAACGTGGTTGACCTTGGCCGTACCGGCACGCCGTATGGCGCGACCGCACCGCTTACTCGTGACGTGGGCCGGGGCACCGAAACCCCGTTCTATGCGGGTGTGGTGCAGTCCTTCAACAACCTGACCTCGCTGGAATTGCAGATTCAGGTTTCGGCTGATGCCGCTTTCACGACTCCGGTCGTGGTGTTTCGTTCGCCTGCCTACACGCTGGCGCAGCTTCAGGCGGGCGCTGCCCATCTGCTGCCCGACAGCCTGCCGGTTGGCACGAACCTCCGCTACCTGCGTGTCTATTACACCGTCACGGGCACCAATCCGACGCTCGGCCAGATTACGGCCGGGACCACGATGGCGCGTCAGACCAACCGGGGGATTTACTGATGAGCCGTCCTCGCAACAGCGACCGCCAGCTTGAAGCCAAGGTGGAAGAGAAGGTCATTGAGAAGAAGGCAGAGAACGAGGCCGAGCGTCTAATCGCCAATGAGGGGATCAAGACGCCCGAGCAGGCTCGTGCCGATGCCGAGAAGGCCGAGAAGGAGAAGTCTGACGATCCCAAGACGTACATCGCCGATCGGGCTGTGTATCTTGGCGGTGTGCTGACTCCTGCTGGCGACCCGTTCACCACGAACGAGAAGCCGGAAGCGTTCTGGACCGAGATTGATCCCATGACCATGGCGGCGATCGATGCCTCTTCGAAGCTGGTTCAGGTGCAGCCTTCGCTTGATGAGCTTGGCGAGGTGGAGCTTCGCGCTCTGGCCGCAACCAAGAACATCGAGACGACGGTCGGCGGCAAGCAGCTCGGCAAGGATGAATTGCTGACTGCGATCAAGGCCGCTTACGAGCCGAAGCTGTAACGAGCGGGGGAAGTCATGGCCGGCATCTTCGGCAGCCAAGTCGGAACGCGGGGTTATCCCGTATCGGGTTCTCTCTCGGCAGTAGGTGCCGGCCTGCCTTTCTCTCCGTCGATCGGGTATGGCGAGGGGAAGTATAACCTCACCGTATTCGGCCCGTTCGCTGCCACGTGGAAGGTGCAGCGATCGTTCGATAGTGGCACGACGTGGTATGACTCGACGGCGGCGTTTGTTGCGCAGTCATTCACCACGCCGGGCAGTGAGGTTTTGACCGAGCCCGGTGTTGGCGTACAAGTGCGTGTTGTGGTGACGGCTTACACGTCCGGCACCGTCAACTACCTGTTCAATCAATGAGCATCTTCACCATCGCCCAGCCTGTCACTGTATCCTCATCCGGGGGCGGTGGCGTTCCAGCAACCGGTGATTTGGACACGGGTGGGGCTGTGGTGCCTACGTGGATGCCGCATGCCTTCACCTATGACGGATCAGGCAACGTCGCCACGGACACCGTTATGGGCATGTCGGGGACTTGGGTGCGAACTTACACGTGGACCTCGGGGGCGCTGTCGTCGGATAGCGGATGGGTGAAGCAAGGTGGCTGATGCTCTTAGTGCCGGTTCGCGTAACTTCGCCTTCCGCCGGGCTCTGGCTGTCGATCCGTATCTGATCCAGATCACTCCTCCGGGCGCATCTCTGGTTGTCACGACGATCGATACGAATCAGCTTAAGACGAATGGCGTTACGACGTTCAAGATCACGAACGAGATGCCCTATTTCGTTTGGTATCGCGGTTGGTCTAGTGGCTCGACACCAGCGATCTTTGAGAAGGGGCATTACCTCGCGCCGGGCGCGACGGATATTTGCACCACGCAAGCCCCTGTAGCGATGGCTGCTGTGCCGGCTGATACCGTCAGCTTTCCGATCTACGATGGTGGCGGAAATTTCCTCTACGCTGGCAAGCAGAACCGGCTCGTTATGCTTTACGGGAGCGGCAACTAATGGCGGTCAAGAGCCCCGGTCTGGCGCTGCCCTACGCCAATATGCAGGTTGTCAACGCGAGCTTGCCGGTAAGCCAGCTTGGCGCATGGAGCTTCACGCTTAGCGGCTCCGCGAGTGTTACGGGGACCGTGAATGTCGGCAATCTGCCCGCGACCCAGCCTGTGAGCGGCGCCGTGTCGATTAGCGGTACTCCTACGGTCAACGCGAACGTCACGTTCCCGACGACACAGCAGGTCTCGGTCAGCAACTTCCCAGCTTCACAGGCTGTCACGGGCACATTCTGGCAGGCCACCCAGCCCATCAGCGCCTCGTCTCTTCCTTTGCCTACGGGGGCTGCTACGGCGGCTGGTGTGGCATCTGTCGTGACAACGCTCGGCAGCCCTCTTCAGCAGACAGGCGGTACGGTCAACCTTGGAACGCTGAACGGCGCGGCTACCTCCGCCAAGCAAGACACGATCATAACGACGCTTGGTTCGCCCTTACAGACTGGCGGCAGCGTTGCGGTAACGGCCTTGCCTGCACTGCCAACCGGAACGAACGTCATCGGTGCAGTGACGGCGCGCGGGGCGGCTAACATCGTCACCGCGCAGGTTGCCGTGAGCGCCACGACGGCCACCTTGATTGCGGTAGCGCGTGCTAACCGGCAGCAGGTCAAGATCATCGCTCATGAGGGCGTAGTGATCTGGTATGGCGGGTCCAACGTCACCAAGACGACTGGCTTCCGCGTTCCCGGTGTCGAGGGTGCGTCGGTTCCGATCGATAGCGCTGCGGCGGTATACGCTATCGCAAATAACGCTACCACTGTCAGCGTTATGGAGCTGTTCTGATGGCTGGTGAGATCAGCTATCCGCCTTCCGATGTGACGCAGGCTGGTTTGCTTGCAAACTATCAGGCGATCACGAGCAATCCCAATGCCACGGCGCAGGATATGTTCAATGACGTGATGGAGCCCGGCAACAAGGCTAAAGATGCTCGTTCTGGTGTCGTGACGAATGCGACCGGCGTGTTCACGGTGACTTACCCGGCCGGCTATTGGAAAGCGGAACCTTCTATCAACGCCGCTCCGGTCAGCGCGACAGGGGGCAACGGCCAGCTTACTTACAAGATCGGCAAGGTACTGGCGTCGAACCAGTGGACGATCACCGTCACGTTCGCGATGCTGCCGAGTGCCGTAACGGTCGTCGTGGCCGGTTCAACGACGCTGTGGGTTAACCCCGGCGTGGTCACGTTCGACTACCAAGCCTTTGAGAATACGGGAACGTAACGGATGGTTGCACCTATCTCCCCCGTCAACGGCTCCGAGCTGATGGTTGTCAATCAGGACGGCCGGACGGTTTACGTCACCCGTGCGCAGGCGGCGCAAATCTTGACGCTGGCAGGCATTCGATCACGCCCAGCGACTTCTGTGCTGACCGAGCGCACCGGGCTTGAGCTGTTCCGGGCAATCCAAGGTGGCAATGCGGTTGAGATGTCGCTTGCCAACTTCACGGCGTATCTGGCGGGCACCGTTCCGTCCGAGCCCATCCCGTTCGACATGCGAGCATCATCGTTCAGTGGGACAGAGCGTTTTGTAGTGCGGCAGGGCAGCGGTGTTGCGGCTGCTGATATCTTGCAGACGATGTATCTGCGGGGTTCTGGTGGGTCGCTCTATGGCTTGGGTGGGGACGGAGCGTCTAATTCTGCGGGGCCGCCGATTGGCTTTGCATTGAACGGGTCGGCGAATACCGCGCTCAAGGCGGCGGTTGCGCGTGTGGCGAACGGCACGGGTCGCGGCAAGATCGTCTACATGGGTGATAGCACTTCAGTCGGCGTTGGCGCAGGTACTGGCCCAAATTTTGTGGTTGGCGCTCGTCCTTTTCGCGTTCCGGCGGCACTCGCAGCGGCTTTGACGACTGCGGGAATCCCTACACTCGACAAGGGGATTACGGGCGACTGCGGCATGTGGCAGACCGGCAGCGCGAGCGCATCGACAGGCTTCAGCACGATCGATCCCCGATTTAGTGCAGTCACCAACGTCTCGGCTAGCGGCGACCTGACCTTCGCGGGTGGTAGTTACCTTTCTCCTCCGGCCAATGCGGCGTGGAGCTTGTCATGGACGGAGCAGGGCGTCGATACGTTCGAAGAGACGTTCTACCGCTCCAACACGGGGGCTGTAAATCTCACGATTGACGGCGCGGCACCCGCAACTGGCCCATCCTCGTTCACCACGGATGCCGGCGGCAACTTCGTCCGCGCGGTGGTGAAAGCGGCAACGGTTGGAACGCATACGCTGGCGATCGGCAGCAACATCACCACTACGCCCGCACTTCGCAGCCTTCGTGCTTATAACTCGGCAGTGTCCGCCATGGATATCGTTGTGCTGGCGGCGGCAGGTGCGACCGTCGCGCAGCAAGCTTCGATGGGCGGCAGTAATTGGTTGGCTCGGGACGCTTTGTTGTTTGAAGCGCCAGACCTCACCATCATCGCGCCTTACTTCAACGACCCGAACAACGACGTGCCGCTAGCTACCACGCTGAACGGACTGCAAGCTCTCATCACCAGCGCCAAGGTATCGGGAGACGTGCTGCTCGTATCGCAGTATCCGGCGGGTGGTAAATACGGCCAGAACCAAGCTGCCGCCAACACGGCAATCAAGAACCTTGCCGCAACGAACAATGTCGCTTGCATCTCGCGCTACGACAATCTGGGCGGCACCTTCGCAGCATCGAACTTTGCGGATGGTCTCGTGCATGGCACGGCCAGCTTCTATGCTTCTATGGGCGATCTTGACCGACGATGCCTACAGGTGATGCTTCAATGACCCCGGCGCGGGGGGCGCGACCATAAACACTCTAACGGCAGGCAATGGCGATCGTCTCACCACTGCTAACGGCACCTACCTGAGGATTTCCTAATGGCTGATCGTGCGCTTAGCTTCACTACGCGGACCGCGATGGCAGCAGTTGCCTCACCGTCCGCTGGTGATGTCGCTGTGCTTGCGGAAGGTGGGCGCGGTGGCGTGTTCATCTGGATGACCGGCGATCAGTCTGCAAACGTCACGGCTGATCCGCAGCAGGGTATCTACGTCGCACCTTCGACGGCTACCACCGGTGCATCAGGCGCTTGGGTGCGTCAGTGGAACGGTATCGAGGGCCGGCCTGAATGGTTCTACACGTCGGGCAATTGGGATACGGCGCTTGCTGCTTGTCGTGACCTGTGCCCGATCACAGTTCTAGGCCAGCGGGATTACATCATCAGCAATACGCTGCTGTGGAACAAGGATTTTCGCAGCATTCGAGGGGTGCGTCGTGAAATCGGCAAATACGCCGTATCCACCTCGCGCATCGTGCTTGACGCAGCCAGCGCAAACGCAACCAGCGCGGACATAATTTTGGTGGGCTTCAGCAGCGCTCGCTCGGGCGGCTCTGAGGCGGGTGACGGGACGGGCTGGTTGTCCGGTGCGGTGCTTCAGGACTTCACCGTCGTGCGGGCGGCAACCAATCCTGTCAGCAACGCAAACCGCGACCTAGTGCCGTGTGGCGTTCGCTTGAAGTTCGTGAACCACGGCAAGATTGATGGGGTCTGCTCGGTAGACAGCATCGTCGGGTTCTGGATCGGCGCGACGGTCTATACCAAGCTCGAAGACTGCTACACGCGGTGCTATAAGACGCTTGCTAACGGCTTCTACGATAACAGTTGCGGCTACTTTATCGACGGCCAGACCGCATCGCCCTACTCGGGTTCGAACGCTTCTCTCTATATGAAGAAGTGTCTGGCGGTCCACGGCAAGAGCTTTAGCGCCGCCAATCTCGCGCCGGTCGGCATCATGTCAACCAACGGAGTGGTAGACCTGTTCATTGACGAGTTTGAAGCTGCGGAGACCTCGGTCGGCCTCTACTTCTCCGGCGTCAACGGTGGCCCCACCTCGAACAAGAACGTGGACTGCCACATCCGGGGACTGGTGGTGGACGGTTGTGGCGTGCGTGGCGCGCAGATCACAAACATCGGGCAGCGCGGCTCGGTTATCCTCGAAGATTGCTACATGCACGCCGATCCCAATTCGAACGACATTCTCCGGATCAGCGATTGCTTCGGCGGCGGCATCCGCATCATCGGGGGCGAAATCAAGAACGATGGCGGCACGATGGGAGAGGCGTGCGTGGTGCTGGACAATGCGCAGAGCGTGTCCATTCAGGGCCTCAACATCGTCAACCAGGCGCAGGGCCGCGCGGTGTGGGTGAAGAACAGCGGCCGGTCGAAGATCAGCGTTAACCTCCAGCAGAACACCGCCAATGGTGGTCTGCCTGCCATTCATATCACGGACAGCGTTCTGATCCAGGCTGGGTTCGAGACGCTATATGGCGGCGGCAACTACTTCGCCTGCGCCTTCCGGGTGTCCTATGGAGGAAGCAATCCGACAAACGCCGCCATTTGCGACATTAGCTTGAGCGGTATCGATCCGGGCTATTTCTCGGGTGGTGGACAGGCTCGATTGCAGTTCGGCGCTACGGGGTCGGAGGCTAACATCTCGCAAGGCGCTGGCGTCACGTCTGGCACATTCGGTGACAAGTGCCGTTGGCAAGGACCACCCGCATCATGATCCGCTTCCTCGCTTTCCTAGCGCTACTCGCAACGCCCGCCTTTGCCGCGCCACAGTGGGGCGTGAACATCGCTGGCGGGGAGTTCGGTAGTGGTTCGCGATACGGCTACGACTACCTTTATCCGCAGCCCGGCGACATCACGACGGTCAAGGCGATGGGTGCGCAGGTCGTGCGCGTGCCGGTGCAGGTGGATCGGGTGGCTGGCAGCATGGCTGAACTGCGGAAGGCGATTGCCGATGACCGCGCCGCTGGCCTGCCTGTCATCATCGACCTACACGCATTCGGCACCTTCCTGAACCGTCCGCGCGCTGATCGGATTGCGTTTCTCAAGACGCTACTTTTGCCGTATAAGTCGCAGTCGTCAGCGGTGATGATCGAACTGGACAACGAGCCGGTCAACGATCCGCTGGCGATGGAGCATGCTGATGAAACGATCACCGATCTGCGAAACGCCGGTTTCAGGAGCCGAGTCCTCACTCCCTCGCGCGGGTGGTCCGGTGTCCAAGATTTCGTTGGAAATGGGTCCGCCGGGGTCGCGGCCAAAGAGACAGACACCAATACTTGGACTGTCGTCCACTGGTACGGAGACGACGACAACAGCGGCACCAAGTCCGAGTGCGACCCCAACGCCGCTGACCGACTAGACGCCGCCATCGCTACCGGCCTTCCCCTCGCGATCACGGAAGCGGGTGCCTACGATACGCCCACCTGCCGTGCCGTCCTCGCCAAGTTCAAGGCGAAGGTGAACGCCGCGCCGAACGTCAAGCTGGTGACATGGTGGGGATATGCGCGGTGGTTCCCGGAGACCTATCCGATGGCGCTTCGTAAGCAGGATGGAACGGTGACGCGACTGTTTCATTGCTTGATGTGGGTTAAGGGGGTGTGCCCGTGACGGTTGCGCTTAACACCGTCAATCTATTCGAAATCGGCACCTATGGTGGGCTGTCCGAGGCGGTAGCGCACTGGCTTGACCGCGACGACTATACCGACCGCATTCCATATTTCATCGCCCTGGCAGAGGCGCAGTTCCGCCGGGTCATCACCAGCCCGCAGCGTGAGGTGGTCCTATCCGTTACGGGCAACACCCTGACACTGCCTGACGACTTCGACAGCGTTCGCAGCGTGTCAGTGAGCGATCCGCCGACGAGCATGGTTCATCCGATTTCGGCTGATGGCCTGTATAGCCGCTATGCCAACTTCTCACCGGGTCGGCCGCTTGTCTACGCGCATATCGGCGATCAACTCGTGTTTGCCCCGTCTGCCGATCAGACCTATTCGATCAGGCTGGCATATCAGGGCACCATCCCACCGTTGAATGTCGCCAACCAGACGAACTGGCTCATCACGCGCCATCCGGACGCCTACCTCTTCGGAACGCTGCTACAGGCGGAGTTTTACGGCTGGACGGACGATCGCCTGCCGCTCATCAAGTCCGCCCTCGACGAGAAGATTGCCGAGATTAATCAAGAGACCATGCGTCGTCGATATGCGGGTGGTCCTTTGGTCATGCGTGCGAATGTCGAAGCGGATGTGTGGGACGGAGTAAGCCGTTATCGCTAACCCCCGCATCATGTTCGGACCTTACGAGCCGGACAAGCCTCCATATCAGACTGACGCGCTCTACGACATGCGCAACGCCTACCCGCGTTCGACTGGGTACTCCCCAATGGGCCAGTATCAGCCGATCACGCCTCCTTTGCCGGATGGTTTCCAGGGCGCTTCGGCATTTGTCGGTAGCGATGGCACGTCAGCATTGTTGGGCGGCACATCCAGCGCGCTGTATCGCTTTTCGGGCGGTGCTTGGACTGCACTGACTACGGGGCTTAGCGGTAATTCACGGTGGGATTTTACGCAGTTCGGCGATCTTGTCATTGCCGTTAATGGCGGCGTTACCCAGAAGATCGACCTCATCGCAGGAACTGCCGCACCGCTGCCGGGCAATCCGCCTACCGCAACCAGCGTCGCTACCGTTCGTGACTTCGTGATGTATGGCGGCGCTAACGGCCAACAAAACCTAGTCCAGTGGTCCGGTTTCAACGACCCGACGAAGAACGTGCCGGGGGAGGATCAGGCTGGTTTCCAGCCGATGCAGTCTGGCGGGGCCGTGATGGGTATCGCTGGCGGCGAGTATGGCGTCATTGTTCAGCGCCGACGTATTGTGCGTGCCAGCTACACGGGCAATGCCGATGCGCCGTTTCAGTTCGACCCCGTAACCGATGAAGTGGGAGCGGTGTCGGCGGGATCGATTGCACAAAGCGAGAAGCTGGTATTCTTCCTGTCCGATCGCGGGTTCATGAAATTCGACGGCAACGAGGTTACGCCGATCGGGCTTGAGCGGGTGGATGAGACGTTCTTTGCCTTCCATCCGCGTCCGACGTTGGGGCAAATGTGGAGCGCCATCGATCCGCGTCGAGCCGTGGTTGTGTGGGTCATGCCCGGCATCAACGCCCGCATGTGGCTGTATAACTGGCAGCTAGATCGATGGGCGCTTGCCGTTCTACCTGCGCAGGCCGTGTTTTCGGGATTCGCTGCAAACACGTCGCTTGATGCCCTGAATGCGACCTATCCGTCTCTTGACGCCATGCCCTACTCGCTGGATGATCCACGGTTTGCCGGTGGCGATCCGCTGTTTATCATCGTGAGCAATGACAATGCCTTTGGCACTCTATCCGGTCCGAACATGATGTCGTCCTTCACGATCGGATTTAAGGAAGTGGCAGATCGTCGGCGCACCAGATTGAGAGCGGTTGTTCCCATGACCGACGCAATCAATGGATTGACGCTCAACATCAATGCCAAGCAGAGGCTGGGCGATGGCGATCAGGTAAAATCGTTCACCACGGTTCGTGCGTCCGGCGAGATTCCGGTTCGCCACAACGGCATGTTTATGGCGATGGGACTGGATTTCACTGCTGGTGCAACGTGGAGCTATGCACAGGGGCTTGAGCTAATCCCGGCGGTTGGCGGCGGACGATGAGTCTGAATGTCCCCAAGACTGCGACGAATATGGTCGAGTGGGTAAGGCTCGCAGCCAATGCGATCAACGACCTAATCTTCCATGTCGATGTGCTGGACGGGAAGGCCACCGCTCTGCGCGAAGATGTCGATACGCTTCAAGCGTTTCAGGCTTCATTTACCACGCTTCCAAACTATGCGGATGATGCCTCCGCTAGTACGGGTGGGGTTCCTGTTGGCGGACTTTATCGCAACGGATCGCAAGTCATGGTCCGAGTTGCTTAACACGACCTCTCATGCTATCGTTCGATAACGCGCCCAGCCTTGTGCAGCCGCTTCCGTATAGCGAGGCTTGATGACGCGCCACACCGAACTTGATGAAGGCTTGATGATCGGCATGATTGCCGACCCGCTGACGTGGGATCGGTGGCAGGAAGCCCGTGCCTATCTCCATCCGGCATTGATGGAAAGCGATCAGGATTGGCCTGAGGCTGAAGCCGATCTTGCGAAGAACGATACCCAGCTTTGGGCAGTCATGTCGAAAGGAGGTGGTCAGCTTCTAGCTGCGGCTGTGACGCGCATCGTGCGTGCGCGTGCCGGCGAGGTTGTGGAAGTATTCCTCGTCGGTGGCCGTGGTTTCCGCGAGTGGATCGGGCCGCTGAACGACGTGATTGAGATGTCCGCGCGCCAGATCGGATGCGTCGGGATGCGCGCTTACGGACGTGAAGGTTGGCTGCCAACGCTTAAGGCGAATGGATGGCGGATGAGCTTCGTCGGATACGAGAAGGCGCTGTAATGTCGAAAAAATCCGCGAAATCCACGACTGGACCTTCAAAGTTCGCGCAGCCTTACATCAGTTCGGCGGCTAACACGCTGCAAAGCACGTTTCAGGGCAACCAGCAGAACGTGGCGGACCTGTCTGCCGGGCTAAACAGCGCCCTCCCGCAGATTCAGGCCAATGCTCTCAACAATCCTACATTGTCAGCGGCCGGTGGCTACGATCAGGACGTGTTGAGCGGGAAGTATCTCGGTGCTGGCAATCCCTATCTTGCCCAGCAGATCGCCAACACGAATAACAGCGTAGGCGATGCCGTCAATGCAAAGATCGGGATGATTGGTGGCGCTGGTGGAAGTGCGCAGGCAGCCATCCTCGCCCGTGAGCTGGCAAAGAACGAGACCAATCTGCGCTACACCGATTACACGAACGAGCGGCAGGCGATGGCGGGGGCTGCCAGCAACGCCACATCGGTAGCGGGCGCGCAGAACGGTGGGTTGGCGGCATATCTTGCAGCGATCGAGCAGGCGGCAACGCTTCCGACCGTAAACGCCAGCGGCTTGGCTTCTGGCATCGGTGGGCTGCTCGGGAATTATACCACCACCAAGCAGACGCCTAGCCTCGCCTCGCAATTGGTGAATGCGGCAGCGGCAGCGGCGCAGGCTTACGCTGGTGGGGGTGCCTAATGGCAATGTTCGGGTTCAAGCGTCCGGCCTACGGGACGCCGCCTATTATGGGCGAGCAGCCGCCTCTGGATTTGCCTCCTATTCCTGATCTGGGGCCGTCCACCTTCGCGCCGGGCGGGTCGTTCTCGCGTGGCCTGTCGTCGTTCGCTACGAGCCTCGCGGCGGGCATGGGCAACCCTGCGGCGTTGCAGCAGCTTCAGTTCGGTCAGCAGGATAAGCAGCTTGCGTTGCAGCAACGGCGGATTGATGCGCAGACGGCGCGCGATGAGGCGAAGGCCAACCGCCCGCAAGTCCAGATCGGAGCCGATGGACGGGTAATCTCCGCAAACCCTGTGACGGGTGAGGTGTCCATCCTTGCGGAAGGCATGCCCAAGCCGACTGCGCTACAGCAGAATGCGGACTATCTCGGTACAGTTGACCCCGCACTCCGTCAAAGCTATCTCCGTGCGCAGGCTAATCCGCAGACGCTGATGACTGATCCCACGACGGGTGCGGTGGGCTTCTATCCTAAGGGCGGTGTTGCGCCTTCTGCTCCCTCAGGTCCGCCTGCGGGAGCAGTTAGCATGTTGCAGCAGAATCCCGGCTTGGCTGCGCAGTTCGACGCCAAATACGGTGCGGGCGCGGCTTCTCGTATTCTCGGAGGTGCTGGCTCCGGCCAGCGCACCTTTCCCTGATCCGCTTCAGGCTCCGGGCACAATGACAAGCGGGCGTAGGACGGTAGCGGGCAATGCGGCGGTTGGTGGGGTTCCGAACAGTCACCATCTGGACGGCAGCGCTGCGGATTATGCTGGCACGACTGAGGCGGCGTTGAGGGGGTATTTCGGACCCCAAGCACGCTACCTGAATGAGGGCGACCATATTCACGTGACTCTCCCAGGTTATCGACAGGTGCCGTTTTTTGGAAGGCGCGGTGCGCGATGATGCAGAACCCGTTCGATCAGTTTGACGATGCCCCTGCTGCTGGCGGGTTCGTGCCACTGACGCCGGCCAATCCGGTGCGTGCGTATGACGTGCCTAAAGCACAGGCAGAACTCGCCCGCGCACAATCACAGCAGGCGCAGGATGCCGCTACGCTTCCTTACGCTGGTGTGAAGGCGGCGGCTGATGCACGACGGGCGCAGGCGGAGGCGACGTTAGCGGCTGCCAAGGCGGCGCGCGGTGCTGACGTGGATAACTCGGGCTCGGCAGCAGTGCGCAGTGCGGCACTGACCGGTTACAAATCGGCACAGCAGCTTGAGAACATCGTGGCCGATCTGCGGTCCAAGTATCAGGCTGGTCCCGGTTCGACTTCGGGAATTGCGGGGTTGCGGGACTACCTTCCTCTTACCGCAAATCAGCAGTTCGACGCGGCTGGCAACGCGGCTCGCGGCATTGCCGACAATGCTCTTGGCTTTACAGGTGGACAGCTTAATACGGCGGCAGAAGCTGCGATGGCAGTTGGGCCGTATCTACCGCAGGCAAGTGATCGCGATGCGGTCATTCTCGACAAGATCGGCAGACTTGAGGGATTAGCTGGGCTTGCTCGTGAGCGCTCGATCACACAACTTGGCGGCGTTCCGGACGATAACGGAAACATTCATCCCAAGGCGGCACTAAGCCCGTCCCCTTCAAATGCCGGTAGCCCGCCCCCCTCAAATGGGGTGCAGCAATCCACCTCGTATTACGGGGATGGCGGTAGCGGCGGCGGGGGTATCCAGATCGCTACCGGCGGCACTCGTATCGAGGCTGATCCAGCTCGTGCTGGTGTGAACGCGCGTGTAAATCAGATGATGCAGAGCGGTGCGTCAGATGCGGACGTGCAGCGGTATGTCGCAAGCATCGGCGCACCCGGCGTGGCGGATGCTGCGCTCGCTTTCCGCAAGAAGAACCCGACCTATCGCGGCGGCTACGGCGTCAACCTTGAGCGGCGTCAGGTCCCGATGTCGGCTGGACAGACGACGCTTAACGCAGTCGGGGCCGGCCCTGTGGGTGCTTATTTTGCGGGGGCAGGTGATGCTCTCTCCGCAGGCACGCTTGATAACATGACCGCAAACCCCGCACTCACTCGGGCGATCCAGTCTGGCATTCGTGCCAATAATCCCACGGCTTCAACCTTGGGTGAGATAAGCGGCGGCGTGTTGGGTGCTACCGGTCTTGAGCTTGGGCTAGGCGCTGGCGCTGCTCGTCTTGGTGGCGGTCTGGGCGCTCGGCTGCTTGCTTCACCGGTTACGGCTGATGCGTTGTATGGGGCGGCGAACGGCGCTGGTGCTGCCGATGACGGCAATCGCTTGCTAGGTGCTGGTTTGGGAGCCGCTACGGCTGGTGGGTTTGGCATTGCGGGACGTGCTGCTGCGCGAGGAGTAGGCGGTGCGGCTGGTGGCGTGCGGGACGAGTCGGTCCGGTATTTGCGCGATCGTGGTGTCCCGCTGACGGTAGGACAGGCGCTTGCGCAGTCGGGTCGCGTAGGTTCTGCGGTTAAGGGCATCGAGGATCGGCTGACAGGTATTCCTGTCGTTGGGGATATCATCAACGGTCGTCGCCGCGAGGGCTTCGAAGCTTTCAATCAGGCCGCTTTCGATCAAGGACTTGCTCCGATTGAAGCCAGCACAGGCGGGGTTGTTCGTGAGCAAGGCGTTGATCTGGCGCGTGCGGCACGCTCCCGGGCATATTCCGATGCGCTTGATCCGGTTCGTGTGACGGCGGATGCGCCCTTCGTCTCTGATATGCGGCGCACAATCGCAGCCGGACGAGCATTGCCTGATCCTATGTCGGGCAATCTGGATTACACGTTGCCTACGCGTGTTGGCAATTCTTTCGATGCAGCTGGTGGATTGACCGGACGCGACTTTCAGCAGTCGATCCGAGGGCTTCGGCGTGATGCGAAGGCTGTCGAAGCCCAGCCTTACGGTTACGATTTCGGACAGGTGACGAGCCAAGCGGAAGGTGCTTTGGAGGGCTTGCTTGGGCGGCAGGCTCCGGATGCGCTTCCGGCTTATCGCGCTGCCAACGAAGCGAACCGCAACGTGGAAATCTTGCGCGACGCGGTTAACCGTGGTCGTGTCGGAACCCGCGTGGGGGAACCTGGCTTGTTTGCTCCGTCTCAGCTTTCCGATGCCGCCGCAGCTAACTCGAAGAAGTTTGGCGGTACGCACGGAACTACCGATCAGCCCTTCTTTGACCTAACGCGAGCGGGGCAGAGGGTGCTGCCGTCTAACGTAGCCGATAGTGGAACGGCGGGGCGACTGGCAACGCTAGCCCTGCCTGCGACGCTTGGAGGGGTTGGCACTGGAATTGGCTACGCCGGTGGCGGGGCGCAGGAAGGTGCCCAGACCGGACTTGGTTTGGGTGCCCTACTGGCTCTCGGTGGCTCTCGGCGCGGGCAGCAGCTTCTGACACGAGCCCTGATTGATCGCCCAGAGTGGCTTCGGAATGCCGGAGACGCGATCAGTAGGCGCGCGCGTATTGGCGGAATGTTCGGTGCCGGTCTGGCTCCGGCGCTGCTTTCGCCGCCGTGATCTGTAAATGGTTTCGAGAAGGACGCCTTTAAGGAAAAGCGCAGCACCGAGTTCGAATAGCGTCACGATACATTCTTAGCACAGGTTGGCGTTTCCCGCCATCCATGTTAGTAAGGTGAAACGAGCCCAGCGCCAGCCGCAGCCGTTTCCGCAACCCGCGAAAACAGGCATCGACAATGGCAGGCACTGACGACTGGTCCACCAACGCCAATCTCAACACGACCATTGCAGGCATTTCGATCGCGGAGGGCAACACGCCTCCGGGCAATATCAACGATGCAATTCGTAGCGTCATGGCGCTCGCTAAGACCAAGTTCAACGCGCTGGATACGGCTCTATCCAGCATTAACGTTTCTCTTGATCCGACATTACTTGCCATCGCCAACCTTGGCACGGCGGCGGATGCCCTCCCCTATTTCACGGGGGTAGATACGGCGGCCATCACGCGGCTGTCGCCTTTCGGGCGCACACTTATCAATGCAGACGATGCGGCAAGCGTGGCGGCGCTTATCGGTGTGGTTCGCGTGGTGGGTGTTGCGTTGTCCGATCCGGGCTATATCCGTTTCCAACATGCGGCCGGCTTCTTTCAGGTCGCTTGGGGGAGTGCATCTTTCTCAGCCAATGGAAACACATCCGTCAGCTATGCAGCAGCATTCCCGAATGCATCTTTCGCCGTCGTGAACGGCCCTCGCTTGAATACGGGAGCGCAGGACAATGATCCTGGGGTGACTTCGTGTTCACCTACTGGATTCACAGCTTTCAGTGCATCCGACGTGCCCACTTCGGGCTACTACATCGCCTGTGGGTATTGATATGAAGCGCTACACGGACACCGTAATATCCGCGATTGATGGCAAGCCGGTCTATCAAGGGGTTGTGTCAGTCTATACGGCTCCCGGCGGGGTGCCTGTGCAGCTTTATGCCGATGGGATTACGGCGTATCAGGCCCGTGTCGAGAACAACATTCTGGTTCAGCCGCATCAAGTCTCAACCAATGGGCTGGGTCTGTTCTCGTTCTTCGTGCCCGATGGCACATATGCCCTAACATTCAGCTACCCCGGCGTCAGCGCTATCACTGTGCCTGATGTGGAAATCTACGAGGACCGCCGAGACCTGTCCGTTCCTCCCGGCGAGGTAGGGTTAACACTTCCGACTAGCGCGCAGCGATCCGGCAAGCTGTTCGGGTTCGGTCCTGTGGGGGAGGCGCGGACTTATACGGGTGCTGATTTTAAGGGTGATCCTGGGGGCAATGTTGGATCGGTAGGATCGTTTGCCCTAATGCGGGCAGGTGGCACGGTCATTCCGCTAGGCGCTGAGGCTGTAAGTACGGCTTATCACACCGTCGCTGGGGTAGGCACCGCTCGTTACGCTCGCAACGATAGTCTGGTGACTGGAAGCTATGTCGCGGCCAATCCGCTTACGTCTTTTCGGGCTCCTGACGAGACGGGTTCTATCCATGGGTATGCGCTGGCTGAGCCTACTTTCGATATCACACAATTAGGAGCAGTACCTAACGCCAACACGCTTGCGCAGAAGAACGCCAACAACGCGGCGCTGATCGCTGCGGC